CCTGGGCTGCGGTACAGCATAGTTGGAAACAAGTTGCTCATTTCTTGGCCTTCATGGGTGCTTTGCTGGGCTTGCCTGCGCTCTTGGCTGCTTTGCGTGCAGTGTTAAGTGCCACGGCAACAGCTTGCTTCTGAGGCATTCCTGACTTCATCTCTTTTGCAATGTTTTTGCTTACGGACTTGGCTGAGTAGCCTTTGGTCAATGGCATGGTGCATTCCTTAATGAAATAAAAGATGAGGCCGAAGCCCCATCCCTTAGTCTGGATTATTGATTAAAAATCAAAATTCCCGACATTTCTGGCTGTTTGTTAACCACGCCAAACAGAGTATCCAAGCGGTACTTGATCTTCATGCTGTCGATGTCGTAGAACTTCTGCATGACCAACTCGACACCTTGGTCGGTGGTGGCACGCATCACTGCGGTGCCAGCATCGGCTGGGATGGCGTAACGGCCTGGGAGAATTTCCAGAGAATCTTTCTGCCAAAACACGTTGATTGCCGAGGAGCCAGTGTTCAGGAAGGTGATTGCTGCGGTTGCCGACTCGGTAGCTACTTCCACGTTCTTGTACTGCAACTCAGCATCGGTTGGCGAGTTTGTAGCGCCAATGATTGGAGGGCTAATCACCATTGTTGTGCCATTGGTCACGCTAATGACACGATATGTCTTTAGTTGGCCAGTAGACGCTTTGGTGATGTGGTGCACCGCCTCAACGCCGTCAATGGTGAACGCATCGCCAGCAACAATGCCAGTGGTGCTAGACACAACAACAGACTGGTAACGGTTGTCAACGTTGATCTGTCCACCGACCGCGGTCGATGTAGCTTGAGGAACGAAGTCAGCCTGTGCGCCATTTGTTGCAATAGTGATGGAACTGCCAGCAGCCACACCAATGCGGTTTGCATAGTCGAACTTGTAGGTGTCAAAGCCTGCGACCATGCCAACAAAGTTGCGCTCGTAAGCCTTGTCAGACTTAGCATTGCCAAACGAACGGCTTGCTTGTGACAAGTTGCCAGCTAAACCGTTGTAATCGCGGCTTGACAGACCCAAGAAGCGGTCGTAATCAGGCACGCCTTGCTCGTTCATGATGGTGTCGCACAAGGAGACATCATCATAATCACCGGCAGCAGCACCAATTGGAACAACCAGCGTGCCTTGGGCGGCTGCTGTGTTCATAATCGCGACGTTGATGTCGGATGCGAGTTTTTGCTTGGCTGACTCACCCAAACGATTTTCTTGCAACGCATCACGCAGATCAAGCGTTGTCATAGTCCAAGGCACAGTCTTGCTGAAGCCAATGGTAGATGGCACAGACAACTGGGTCATGTTCTGGTAAGACGATGAAATGCTGGTGCCTGGTGTGCTGTTGATCGACTGAGCGATGTAAGGCATGGGTCTCCAGATGGTGTCGTTGGTACGAGCCATTTCAGTCTGATCTGTGTTGTACACGCTAACGTGACGCGACAAAACCAATAAGTCTTGAAAACCTTCTAGAATGTCTTCGAACGCAACGCGCTCTTCTTTGGAAAATGAATTTGCCATGAGTGGCTCCTAAAATAAATAAATCATTTGGAAGCTGCTCGTTTCTGCGCTTTGTACTGAATGACTTTCGTCATGTTCCCAGTCTTCTCCGCTTCTGCTCGCAGCCGTTCAAGGGTTGAGTCCACCGCCCCAGATGTTCGGCCAGTACCTGACACAATTTTCTCGGGTGGCGGGGCTGCCCTACGGTTCGTAACTTTCAATTCCTTCTCCAGTTTCGCTACCGCAAAGGCAAACTTTACGGGGTCTTTGATTTCGGACAGCTCTTTAGCCTTCTTTGGGTTCTTACCGAGCGCGTAGACCACTAATGCGGGATTATCTGCACCTTGAAGCATAACGCCTTGCTGGGTGACGCTGAACAACTCTTGGGCCACGGCCTCAGCGTCTTCAAAGTCTTTGACCTTCAGCTCTGCTTTCGCTTTGCTGTAGCCGTCCAGTTTGGCTTGCCAGTCTTTTTTCTGAGTCATAACTTCAGCTTCTTGTCTGGCGTTTATTTCATCAGCGCGACGTTTACTGTCAAACCAATTAGTTAATGCATCTTCGTACTTTTCAGAGTCATAGTCGTAATCTTCGAGGCTTGGCTTTTTACCTAAAACGACTGGCTTGGTCTCGGTCGTAGTGGTTTGCAGCTTGCCTTGCAGTTCACGATTCTGGCGCTGTAGCTCACGGTTGGTCTTACGCAGCTCACGTACCCATTCTGGGGCTTGAGTCTGTTCCTCGGGAGGTGGCGCTTCCTCACCAATGCTTACGATAACGTCGTCGGTTTCGGTGTCGTCGGTTTCATCGTCCAACTCGTCGCTAGGCGCTTCGCTGGTTTCAACTTCTTCCTCAATAATCACGTCCTTGTCTTCGTTCTCGCTCACTTCTGCCTTGTTCATCTTTGACCCCATCAAACTCACCCATTGAACGGCTGGGTGGATGCCGTTGGTTACATTGTCGCCCGTTTTCGATTATCTTACAATAGGCGGTTTAATTTTGTGTCGGTTGTACCATACTTTCCATAACCTTAAGTGCTAACTCTTGAGTGTCTATGTCCACTTTGTTAAGAGTTTCAACAGTCTTAGCGCGTTTTAGTTCTGCGTCTGCAATAGTCTCAACAGTATCTGCGCGAGCCTTCGCCGCTTTAGCTGTGGCTTCCTCTGCGGCTGCCTGCAAGTAAATAGCATTGGGGTCTTGCGGTGTGCCTTGCATTTCTGCCATAAGTTCTTCGCGTTCAGCATCTGTTGGCTCTACAACTCCCATGCGGAGCAGCTTCTTGCGGAAATAAGCGTTAGTGTCTGCCAAGCCCTCACCTTCCATGTTCATCATGGCCATTGCGGTCAAGACTTGCGCGGTCTCTGGGTCTTGGGTAATCTGCAACATGCCGGTCAATGCGCGAACGGTAGCTTGTCTTTTGCTTGAACTAGATGGGCCAACATCAGCCACAATTTCAAACGTTGCGTTGCTCATGTCATTTTCAATAACAAGAGCGCCGGATTCTTGGTCAATCATAGGCTTCATTAGCTCAACCATGCCAGACTTACCGGCTGGTGTAATGGTCTTCATCTTGCGCTTGTCCTCAATGTAGACATCCCTGGCCATTGACAGCCAGATTTCACCGCAGCGCTTCATGCCTTTTGCAAAATTGCTCATGTAGATAAATGACTGCATGTCCACGCGGGTCTGAATCATTTCCACCGCTTTGCCTGAGATGTTGCTAACCATCTTTTCAGCAGCACCTTGGTTGCCCAAGATGTCCTGCATGTCGGTCTCGGTTATCTGCAAGAGCGCTGCCATTGCTGGTGGGATTGATGCGCTGCGGGTGTAGGCGACTGGGCCACTAGCTGCTTGGTTGCCGTTCTGGTCAGTGATTGGGTTAATCAGCAAGTACGGATAGTCTTTGAGGTTATCCTCTGCCCACATGACTTGATGGCCAGCGACCTGCTCAGGCAGAAGGATGGGCTTTTCAACGCTTGACAGTGCGCTTATCTCACCGAGCTTGGATAGCTGCATGTTCTTAAGTCTCTGCGCGTCCTTGGCCAGCCTGACGTGTCCCATGCAACGCTCAATATTGTCAACAAACCAGCGTTTACCGTACACCACGACAATGGGGATGCACTTTCCCGCAATGTAGCCAGCGTCTTCAAGCACCTTGCCACCGGACAGAACGTACTTGCGCACGCGCTTAGTCTTGATGCGCTTTTGACGAATCTCCATCGTGCCAACAGCACTTAGGGTTTCCTCTAGCATCTCGTCGTTTGCGAAGTCTGCTTGGGTGTAGCGTTCTTCCTCGCCTGTAATGTTTTGAAAAATGCGTATAGTTTCGCTATTTTCCTCGACCTTGTAATACTCAGCCACGTACACAACGTCAGGCGTACACCAGTCAAATTCATACTGATGAATAATCTTTGGCCAGCTTGCTGGGTCGTCGTTATAGGCTTCTTTGTAAGCCTGGCGCGTCATTGATGTGACAACAAAGCAGAATTTTGCGTCGGACTTGTCCTGGCGTTTAGCACCAAGGTCGAAGAACACCGAGCTGTCAGCGTCAAAAATCGGCTCTATGCGTATGCGTTGGCGGTCGTCTTCTGGGTCTTCATCGTCCTCGTAGACGGTACGCAAGCGCCATGCACCAATGCCGCCGCCGACCGCCTCCTCAAAAGCGTTGTCATAGGCTTCATCTGCCACGGATGCTTGCTCATCTGCGCGGTACAACCCGTCGCAAACCTCGGCCAGCTTGTCATTGTCTGTGCCGTCCTTAGACACAAAGTCCACGGTAATGCGGTTGTTGCGGTACTCGTTGACCACTCGAATCACGGACAGCATGATTTTATTAACCTCAAACTTGGGCTTGTTCTCGTACTGATCCCAAAGTGGGCCTTCCCACTGACTGCCTGCCAGCGAGTAGAAGCGACGGTCTTGCAAGCACTGAAGGCGCTCGTCACGCAATGCGCTTTGCACATCGTCAAATTGCATTAGTGCCTCATCGTGCAAATTAGCAAGTCGCTGGTCGTTTGAAAGTCTGGCCATGTTAAATCCTCATTTTGTGCAATTTTCTCACCATTTGTTCATGGTGGCAATTGGCGTGAACATCGCCGGTTTTGTGACGGCTGCGCGTCTGACACCTTCGCAGGCGTAACGCAACGCATCTATGACGTGGTTCTTCTTGTCTTCAAGCACTGGCAGGATTTTACCCGTTAATGCGTCTTGCTTATAACTGTAAAGCGTTAGCTCGTCAATCGTGTGCTTGCAGCGCGGGTGAACGATGATGTCGTAGTTTTTTAGGAACTCAATGCCCTCCTCTACCGACTTCGGCCCTTTGACTGCTGTCATTATCTTAGGAAAACCATTTTTGCGCATGTGGCTGATGGTCTCCGGTCTTGCTGAGTCTGCAACGATTGGCCACTTTTCTGCCTCTGGCACCTGCATAAATAATTCAGGCGTGTTGACAATCTCACAGCCGACCATGTAAGCCTCATAGTCAATGTAGAGCTTGCGCCCAATGATATGGCAACGCACCAAGGTGGTTGGGTCAACAGCGAAGCCCCAGTCAGCGCCGAGACGGTGGATTGCGTCTGTTGGAGCTTCGAAGTCGTCCACAACCCAGTTTTTAAACACGCGGCTGTTGCTGTTTGTTAGATACCCACCCATCCAAACGTGCAAGTATTTGTCGGGGTCGCGACGCTTGTCGTACTCCATCTCGTCACGCAAAACGGTTGGAAACCACGGGTTATCAGTAAAGTTAACCTTAATAACGCTTGCGTCGTTTGGTGGTGTCGGGCCGCGTAAGAGAAAGTCAACTGGGTCGCTGTGCTGGCGCGGATTCCAAGTGAACCATAATTCGCTTTTAGTCTTGCGAATAGTTGGGCGCAACAAGTCAAGGCTGGTCTGGCTCAGGCTTTGGGCTTCCTCCACCCAGGCGCAGTCGTAGCCCTCTAGCGACTTAATACTGTCGGCGGTGTGATTCTGCATACCTTGGAAAATAATCGCGCCATCGGCCTTCTTGGACTTAATAACCGCATCCTGCACCTCAAAGTAGGCTCCAGCGTTCATGGCTTGAATCTTAATCTCCAGCAAGCGTTTGACTGACTGGCTGAGTGACTTTTGGATTTCACGCACGCAAACACTGCGCCGCTTCTGATCCATAATGTGGGCCTCGATCATCATCTCGGCAAAGGTGTGCGACTTACCAGAGCCTCGGCCACCGTGAGCGCCTTTGTAGCGCGAAGGCTCCAGCATCGGTAGCGCCCAGGCTGGGGTCTCAATGCGCAGGGTTGTCACTTGCCGACCACCACGCGCTCGATCTTGCGGTACTCGATGGGTGCTCCATCAACGCCGCTGTGCTCGTGGTGCTGCACTTCCTTCCAGCGCATCTGGGTCTTGCTCCACCAGATAGCTGCGGTCGTGTCGCCTGCCATGACCTTCTGGAATAGGGTTTTCCCTACCTGCCCGTTGGCTTTGGCTTTGCCGGAGATTAGCTCGGTTGCAAAGTGCTTGCGCAGAGTGTCGGTGTCAATGCCGTTGCGCACCAGGACTGCAATCTGCTCGATTGGAAGGCCGTAGCCGGACAGCGCTTCGACCTGTTTGCGCTCGGTATCAGTCGGCTCAAACGGCTTGCGGCCTGCGCCTTCCCGAGCGCCCCCATTGGGGCCAGCCTTTTTTACAACCGATTTTTCAGTTCTTGGTTTCTTTGTTGCCATCTTTTACCTCCGCGAAAAGTTCGCCAGTTTCTGCGTGAGTTGCTATTTTACCTGTAAAGTCTTGCCTTGGTTTCCTATCTTAGCCATTTAACACCTCCGCAAATGTTTTGCTATTTGTTTCTAGTGTAGCTTGCTTGCAGGTTTGGAGCGCACGGGTCGGAGTTACACCGCCCAGCACTGGATGGTATCCAGTGTCCTGTTCTTGCGTGGGTTGCGGGCGTACTCGATAAATCGGTCAAGCGGCCAGTGTTCAAGTTCTTGCACTGTGTGCCTCCATCAGCTTTGATCTGGTCGCCGCAGCGTGTTGCCTGCCAGATAGGTCAACAGGATTTTGTCTCGCATTAACGGATTTCCATGAGTTGCCAACAACGGCATCGTAAATTGTTAGTCTTGGAATCCCATATTTCTCAGAAAGTGCCATGCAGTTCTCGCTTTGCGCATCAATCCTTAACCGAACCACCATGTCGCTGTTTAATCTTGCGTTATAGTGCGCCTCACCCTCTTTGCACATAAATGCAGTCCCATGCCTGTATTTGTCTTGAGTGTTTCCTTTTGGCGTGTCCCACCTCAAATTAGAAATGTGGTTATTGCTTTTTTCACCATCGATATGACATGCCTGCAAATAATCGACATTTTCGGGAATTGGAAAGAATGTCAAAAGCACCAGTCTGTGGCAGTTAAACCAATGGTACTTACCCATCTTTGATAGTCCGACGCTTCTGTATCCATCCTTAGACACCTTGGCCTTCATCATTCTTTTAATGAAAAGAGAATAAACATTGCCGTTCTCGTCGATCTTGTAGCCTTCAAACCCCGGTATTTCTCGCATGATTAATCTCCCGTAAAGTGTTTACAGGATTATACCAAACTCTTACATGAATTACAAGTCCAGCCGAATTCGCGTATGCTTGCGGCTATTTGCGCGACTTGCGCGTCTGAGTGCGTTCTGCTGTTCCTGGCATAAGGAATTAGCGTTTCAAGAGCAATATATTCTAAATTGTTCCCGACTTTATCCA